AAGACCAGCCTCTACCGCATGTATTTCGCGAGTGTGAGGGGAAAGCGGATTCTTGAGAAGAATTATAGATGCCATCGGTAGAACCCCGTTTCTGGGTACAGCATTTTAAACCTGTAGACCGGATGCCATGCCGACCCAAATGCTTTTGACGCATGCAAAACGCCGCCGTTAGCTACCAAGCCAACATGGTGAGGACGAGTTGCGCTTCCCGCAATTGCAAAGTCAAAGTTTTGCGGCTCCTCCACCTTTTCGCATCGGCCACCTGCGGCTTCGCCCCGCACCGCTGCGGCAATGGCTCGCGAAGCTTGTTGAACTCCCGGCCCATCTTGATAGAAATCAGGAAGATTAATGCCTCGCAACTGGCGAAACACTTCAATAATCAAGCCGTAGCAGTCAAAGGCATCCGGCCCCCTCGCTCCTTCACGATAGGGCAGGCCAATAAAACAGTTAACGTTCATCGCTTGAGTCCCGGAAATTGAGATGCCCTGTAAAAGTTATACGGGAAGGCCCGGCTGAGCACGTCAGCTCGAGTGGCAGTGGCGCTAACCGCGTTCTTTGTGACCTCGACACCAGTGATAATTAGTTCCAGCACCGGCGTGTTCTGCGGGCTCCCTAGGGGCTGATCAAGGAATACCCTGTAGGTGCATTTTACTGCTTCGGTCGGAAGGCCGTTCGCAAGCTCAAGAGGATCAATCAGGTCTCGCCCGATGTTTGATATCGTCAAATTCATGTCTTGATTCCCGTTGCCTTCAAGCTTTGGAAGAATGATGGCGAAAGGAACGGCCTGGAACGTGACAGTGGCCCCGGACTCAAGAGTGAATTGCCATGCCACGTTGTCATTTGTTAGATAGTAGGTTCTCGGAAAAAGAGAATGCGAAAAGGCAAGCGTTTCAATATATCGCTGTTGCGCAGGTGCCGACGAATAGATTTCTTTTAAAGCCTGAGATATTGCCATTAGCGACCAGCCCGCTTAAGTCCGTATCCGCGCTGCAAAGCGCTGTCTATCTTATTGCCGCCGCGCGATAGCTTGCTAGCCATCATATCCTCGATCATCAATTCAAGATCGCCGCCCTGATTTTTGCGAGTGCTGACAGAAGCAGAGCTATTGTTGATGATAGTGACATTCATTTGAGGAGATGCGCCACCCCGGCCCATCGGCGTTATATTGGCCGGGCCATGTATAATCTCAGGGCCAGCCTCACCGGCGATGCCCCACTTGCCCGCGCCAAGGGTGCCGCCATCTGCATAGAACCCACCAAACCCGGCCAGCCCCTGCGCCCCGCCAAAGGATGATCCGAGGCCGCTAAGCAGCATGTTAAGGCCGCTCTTTAACAGCTGCTGGGTAATACTCTCTAAAGTGTCAAGAGCGACCGCCTTGAGCATTTGAAAAGCATCACCTGCAGACTTGGCATTGAATGCAATGTCAGTAAGCGCATAGGCGATTCCATCTCCAAGAGAGGTGGCAAGGTCCTTGGCTGCAATATCCGCCTCCTTGACCTGGCCTGTAAAATTCTGAAGCTCAAGCCCCACGCCGCGAATGTCATAAGCAGTGATCGGGGTTACCCCCGAAGAACCGCCAGAACCTCCCCCGCCAAGCCCTAGGTTATTGAGATTCGGAGCGTTAAGAAGCTGGGGCGCAGGCCTCGACGGAAAAATAGAAGGGGCGCGCGAGGATTCTGGAGGAAGCCCCCCCGGCAAGTCACCTTTAAGGCCCCTTAAAGGCTCTCCCGTCCAAAAGTCTATCGGCTGTCCCGTCCTTAAATCCCAATCTGTAACCGGCCTGCCAGTTAGAAGATTAAACAGCTCAGATGCCGCGCTACCACCACCGCTGCTAAAATCCTTCTGTATTTTATCAATTCCACCGATGATGTTAACAATCATGCCTTGCCAAGCGGCACCTATGCTGGCAACGACCTCATTATATTTCGTCTCGATTTCTTGAATCCGCTTAACTTCCGCATTTGTATGATAGTTCCCTGACTCTATCATAGATTTCACGGCGCTATCATAGCCCTCCGCGCCCGTGCGAAGCGCTTCGACCAATTCACGCCCGACGCGCGCGCCGAGAACAGAAGTGGCCATCGCCAGCTGCTCCGTGGGATCACGGGCATTCTGCAGCAACTCCATGAAGTCGCGAATGACTTCATTAGTTTCCCGGCCTTGCGCGGAAAGTCCGTTTTCCGCAAAAAGCTGAGATAGCTTGGAGCTTGCATCTGCGGATTGCTCGGCAATCTCTTGCAAGCCGCGCGCCATTACATCTGTAGACGCGCCGGAGGCTAGCGCCATCCGGTTGAAAACCTGAATCTGCTCCGCCGTGATTCCAATAGTCTCGCCTAGGTCACCAATCTGAGCCACTTGGCGCATCGCCGTTACCATAGACGTCGCAAGCGCACTAAGGCCAATCCCTCCGAGAACTCCTGCAACGCCCGTTCCAAAAGTCGCTACAGACCTCTGCAGACCGGAAAGCGTCTTTTCGGCACGAGCGGCACCGGCAGTAAATGCTGCTGTGTCCAGGCCTAGCGTGGCGCGCAAATTTCCAATAACGGCCTGCGTCACTGCTTTACATCTCCGTCATATCCGAATGCGAGTTTTAAATTAGCCATTAGTATCTCTGGGTCTTGCCGCTGGTTTCGGCGGCCCTTCCCAACAACTTCTTTAAGCGTGGGCAGCCTCTTTGTACGAGCAAACGCCTCAATGTGCCATGCAAGCCATGTCAATTGCTGTTGCTCATTTTGCCGCGCCTTCGCCTTGGCTTTCATCTCGCGAGAAGCTTCAATTGGAGTTATCTTCCAGAAGCGCGCCGGGTCACACCCAGCCTCCACCCATTGCGAGTGGAGATCGGCCCAGCTAAGAGCCGCCGCTTCCGCCGCTAAGGGTTTTCTGTCTTATCCTTCGGGCCGATGCCGCGCTCAAGAGCTAACTGGATAGCACTTTGAGCCGCCGGAAGCCCGGCATCTTGCAAAATGCGGCCAGCGTCAACCTTATTAAGCTTCGGGTGACGCTCGCGAAGCCCAGACAACAGCAGATAACGGATGTTTGAAAGCTTGGAGAGATCGCCCAAGATGTTGACCCCGGGCCTCTCCTCTTCCATGTCGCACAGCGTATTGATGGTAAAGACGAGCGTATAGGTTTCGTCGCCTGCCTTTAGATCAACTTCCCCACGATGAGAGTTTGCCATCGTTATGCCAGAACCGGTATGCTGGAGACCTTGATGGTGATGGTGGCCGCAAGCTTTCCATCCATCGGCGTCTCTGGGGTGTATGCCGTTATAATTCCGCTAAAGGTATACGTCGTGCCATTCGGATATGTGATCCGAAATTGGCCAAGCCCAGCACGCATTGCAGTGAGAATGGGATCGACGGCGGCTGGAACATAGTTAATCTCGATTGTCGCTTCGCCAGCGTCAAGAAGCCCCGGAATGTATTCCCGGAAAGCGTTAGGGCTTCCCATGTGTGTCGCCTCAATCGCATCCCTGCTATACTGCGGAGGGGTTGCCATCGTAACTTCTGCTACAGGCACGTAGCTGACACCATTAAAGATGCCGAACGTCATTTGATATCCGATACCGACATTGGTAGGCATGGTTTTTAAACTCCTTTATGCCAAATAATGAAATCCATAGAGACTCGGAACAGTTTGTCCGGGCTTTCTTCGTCGTCGTATCCGTCGCGCTCGGAATCTTTGAATACGCCATCAAAGATTGTTGTTCCGGGCGGAGTCGGCATGCCTTTGTAGCCAGAAAGACGGCCCGTGACGGCCCGTGCTACAGCTTTAGCGCTATTATAGCTCGTACCATAACAGTCAGCCTGTACGCGCCCCGCGACAAGCCCGTTAGGGCCGCTATGAGAGACGTCCGGAATGCCGCTAATCACTTGCAAGGTGACGTAAGGCTTTTCAACGCCCTGAGGGGCCCGAAGCCAGTGGATGCGCGTGCCAGTTAACGAGGAAAGCGGCGCGTGCGCCAGCAAGAGCGAAATCAATGACTCTTCCATTAGCTTCCCACCTTCGCCGCCATTGAAGCCGCCAGGGAGGCCCTAGACTTTATATCTTCGCTGCGCTTATTTGACCTTCCGATTCTGCGGGCAGCGGCAATAATCTCATTCCCCAGCTCGGCCCTGATAATGCGAAGCGCGCTTTCTTTTTCCGCGTCCCATGCTGGCCTCATGTACGGCTCGGCAGGCATTTTTGCCGTGCCAAACTCAACCAGATGAGCGTATCGAATAACGCCTTTTTTAGCTGCTGGTCCAATGTGCGTCTCGGCAAAACTTGAGCCACCAGCTCGCCGGGCATCTCGCATTGCTCTAACCGCAGCATCTTTTCCAAGACCGGCCCGCATTGCAGCACTGAATTCAGAACTGCCGACCTTGTTCTTTATTCGAGGCGAAACACTGATAGAAGCCTTGAGGTCGCCCTGATCAACAGGCACCGCTTGTCTGGCGGCCTCCGCAATCGGCTCGGCAGCCTTGGCTAGCGTGCGCTTTAAAACGTTGCGAGCTATCGCCTTTGGCAATTGCGCTAGAGCCTGGTCCAGCTCGCGAAAACCGGACACTGAAACAACCGTTTTACTTGTCATTCGCTCCTCGCGGTTGCCGTGATTTCTCGATACTCGCGCCGATCTAAATCCTTAACCCCCTGGATATCCCATATCCGTCCGTTGTAGGATATTCGGTCCCTAGGGTTTACATCAGAGACCCAGTTTGCCCAGCGGATAGTGAACCGGCTTGTTTCATTGGCCAGCGTTTCCCCCGCTCGCCACTTCTCTCCGTCGCTGATAGGCTGCACGCTTGCCCAAACAGTCGCAATCGTGGCCCATACCTCGACCGTCGCATTGAAAGCGTCCGCCGTGCCGCTAGATCGCAGCACTTCAATTCTCTCATCAAGACGGCCAGCGTCCATGGATTAGGTACCGACAATCTCAATCGTATAGATTGCTGGCGCTCCAGCCGCGTTAGTAACGCGCAAAAGGTCGCCAGTGCTCGGCGTCACCGTCCAGCCGGTCTGAGGAGCGGCGAACACAAGAGCGCCGCCTGGTCGCACCTGTACGTTATGTGCCGCCGCGCCAAACGGCCCGAGAAAGCCATTGGCGGGAGCAGGACTTACCGTCATGTTCGTAGTGTTCGCCGGGTCAGAACGAAGCACAATGCACTTCACGGTAAGAAAGGTTAGCGCAAGCCCCATCACGTCGACTAGAGGGCCGCCAGCAAGATCAATGTCATCGTTTGTTGCCGATGCGACGGTTCTCTGCGCCGAATAGGTCTTCGAAGCTTGGTTGCTGCCCGTGCCATCCGCAAGGTTAATGTCGGCTTGCCTGCCGCGACTGACGGTCGACACCGCGCCGCCTACGACGGGATTGCCGGTCGAATCGATTTGCAAGGTTGCCGAAATATTGATGTTCTGTGGCATTTATCTATCTCCTGATGAGTTTAAACAGTAATTCGACGAAAGGGCGCGATTAGGGCGTCAACCGCCATTGGCATTGCAGCAACCGAGAGCCCAACAGCAATAGGCTGGCGATTTTCGTACCAGTGCGCCACTAAAAGCAGCACGGCATGCTTGATGGCAGCCGGAACCTCCGCAGAAGACGTCCCTGCAACGAAACGAACGGTAACGGCGTTCGCCGCTGGCATAGTGTCCGGCCAAGCGACTTCTGGAACGACCCAAGCCGATAGGCTGGTAGTATCAACATAATAATCGCTAGCGCTTATTGTTTGCTCAGCGCCAAACGTGTCAACATACGTTATTGATGTCACAGATTGAACTGGACCAATAGGCAACTCAATTTCTTCGTCAGGAAAGCTATCAAGAGTCAACTCCCAAGTCTGCGTAACAAGGCATCTTCCAAGAACTCCAGAGCGGCCATCAAGATATGAAACAGCGGCGGCGATAAGCGCGTCAATCTTGGAGTCTTCGTCGGAATGGTCAACGCGAACCTGCGCCTTAGCCTCAGCAAGGGTAACGGGCAGTACGGACGGCGGAATAATAAGCCGATATCCCATTATTGCACCATTTGCTGTATGGCCGGAGGCCTGTTTCTAGTTTGCGTGTTGTACTTTCTAACCCGAGAGGAGCGCCGCAGCCCTCCAATTTGGACAACTATTGCAGAGAAAGCCGCCGCATCACTTGTCTCCGTCGCGGAGATCGACGCCACCGGGACTTGAAAAACAGAGAACAAAGAGCTATCGCGGCTTTCAACGGCTGCAAAAGAAACTGACGCAGCGCTGCCAACATTTGCTGACAGCGAAGCTATATCGAATGCCTCGCTAGCAGACAAAACCGCAGTGTGAGCGGCAGACAGAGCAAAAGACGCAACGTCTCTTGTTTCACTTGCCGCAAGCGATGCTGTCGCAGTGCCCCCTGCTGAAATAGAGACCGCCGCAACGTCATAACGCTCAACAGCACCTATAGTGGCCGACAGAGTGCTTAAGGCGCCGACAACTGGCAGCAGTCCAAGCTCTACTTGGGCTCCGTCAAAAAGTCGACGCCTCATTTTTTATATCTCCCCAAGCATAACCTGCCCCGTCCAGGACGATATCGTAACATTGGTAGCAAGCATAGTCAAGCAAGCATCAGGCTCACATGCGGCAAGCTGACCCACAAAATGTCCTGTAGTCACTGCGCCCACGTAATGATTCTGAGTGCCGTCGTTAAGCACAAACATGCACAAAGGCTTATACAAAATTACTCCAAAATTTCCCACAGAACCGCTCGTTCCAGCCAAGGTAACGCTTTCGACGCTTCTAACGCCTAGATCGCCGTCCTGCCAAGGAAGGGGATAAACTGAACCGGCGGTATTGGAAGCCACTGCGCCTCCATAAATTACTGCCGGGCTTGTTCGCCCGCTTGTGCCAGCTGAATTTGTATAGCTAGCCGTAAGCGTGGTGGCAGTCGTTCCTGGGGAAACCCAGTTAATAACAGCCGCGCATACCCCCACTCCATTGGTGTGACGCGCAAGCGCTGCTGTTGGCAAATTCGTAGTCTGAACCGCAGTAGACGTTGCGTCAAGTCCGCCAGAAACATTTAAAAGATCACACAACATAAATGCCGCGCCGCCGCCGCCCGCGCTGGACATTCGCGCGCCCAAAACGCAAAGCTTGTTACCGGGCGTAACGTTTGGAATATCACGCAAGGCAAAAGAACTTGTCTGGTCTAGTGATGTGCTTGCCGTTGGAATGCTTATCGCTGGCGTAAACGAAAAAAAAGGAGCAGCAAGACGAGTCGGCCTGCCCAACGTAGATGACATAGAAAAGCTTGCTGCCCTGTCGCTTTCTATCTGCGATACATAATTGTCAAAATTAGTTATCGGCATTTCTATTTCTCTACAGTTGCTAAAAAGCCAAAAGAAATTTCGGGCGCGGCGATTGCGCTACCTTGAAAAGAAAGAGCAAGACAAGAATTTGGATCAATTTGAGGTATGCCTGGAAGCCCAGTCGTCCAGTCGCGCCATCCGCCGCCTCCGGCCACACCACAAGGCAAAAAGGCGACTTGATTCGCTATGGTGATCCCAAAATCTCCGGCTGTGCCAGTTGTGCCGCTCAGCTGGACATTTTCTACAGCCCGGACCCCCAAGTCTCCAGCGGAAAGCGGAATCCGCTGAAAGCGACTCGCTTCACTGAAGCCAGTGGCTCCAATGTTTATAGTGCTTGTGCGGCCAGTAACGCCAGACTCGTTTGTGTAGGTCACGGTAAGAGTTCTGCTTGTAATTCCAATAGCCGTATAAATCTCATAGAACATCACGTTTCCAGCGCCGCTAGTGCTTCGAGTAATGGCCGGAGAGGGAGTGGCCCCCTGAACTGTCTGAGCAGTAGTTAGCGTGCCGTTTAATCCGCCAATATGAAAAAGACGGTCGTATAAAAAGTAGACACCGGAAACTGTAGATGCGATGCCAGCAGAAATTCCGTGCTTTTCACGGCCTCCGCCGGGCGCGGTAAAAGGAATAGCCCCAATTGTCGTGCGGTCAGGGATCGCCGCCGCTGTTGGAACTGCCCCGCCCCCGGGAGTCCCGTCATACCGCCAAAGGGAATGCTGACGGCCAGCTATTACGGCAGGTGCCGCCGCGCCCGCAACTCGCGCCTGCTTAGAGAAATAGCAATTTTCCGGGCTTCCGGAATTGCCTCCAGTCTGCCGATTGATCAGGTCGCTCAGATCGGTTAATGCGGCCATCAGGAGCCACTCCAATTAATGCCACGCTGCACAGCGTCCGGCTTTGCCTCAACAATAAGATTGGACAGATTGTCGAGATTGACGCCAGAAGCATAAGACAAAATCCCAGTCGCAATCGGGACAATCTCAAATTCTAAATTTGATATGTTGAGACGCCAGTCACCGCTGTCTGAAAGATAAGAAATTTTGCCAGGAGAAACGATAATCTGCATGGGGCATCTCTTTGTTTTTAATTAAAATTAAGCCGGATGAGTAATCGTGCCGGAAGTAACTTGCACTGACTGGCCAGAGGTAATTGAGGTGCTGGAGATGATAACGTCGGTTCCAGAAGTTCCGACAGTAAGGCCAGACACAATGGCGGTTCCGGCAGAGTTTCGCAACTCAGCCAAAGCCGCCGTTCCAGTCGCAGATGCTGTTGCTGAAAGCGGAGTTCCGCTAAGAGTCAAAACACTGCCCGATACAGTGGCAGGAGTCGTGCTTAAGGTGAACGTCGCTAGCACGCCAGTCGCTCCGGAAAGAGCAGAGGTGCCGATAACAATCGTGCCTGCGGCGGTTCCAGTCGTGGATATGGTAGGAGCCGTCGCCGTTCCAAGGTCATTCACAACTAGGTTAAGTCGGTTAGTTCTCAGTGCGCTTCTATATGTTACGGGCATAGAGCTTCCCCAAAATTGATCGGAATTTAAATGTGTTACTTGTTTTCGGGCGCGGCTTTGCGGGCCTTGTTCTCATCTGGCTTTGAAGCCTTTGTCTCAGTTTCTTCTGCCCATCCCTCGCGAATAGCGACGACAGCAAGGTCGCCATTAACCTCATCGCCCAAAGCAAACTCTTTCAGGTAAACCTCGCCATCAGGAACCCCGCAAAACTCAACAATTACTTTAGCCATATCATTATCCTCGTATTTGTTAAATGCGGAGGCGGCCAAAAGACCGCCCCCTCTATGCGTTACGTGGTGGAGATTTTCAGAAGCTTGATCGCTTGCGAGTTCCGGATAATGCCGCCAACGCGCTTACGAATGTGGAACTTTACGAAGCCGGGAGCGGTAACCTCGTCGCGAGTGATGCGCATGCCAACTCGATCGACAATAAGATAGCCTTCGCGGAAGTCACCAAACGCAAGAGGGAAAGCGTTCGCCGCAACCGCTGGCATATCCTCGGCCTCAACAACCGGATACCCCATAAACGAGTCGGGCTGACCAAGGATAAGAGAGGGCTGCCAAAGATAGGCGTTCGTTGTGTCCTTATACTTGCGCAGCGAAGAAAGTACCGCCTTGCTCGTAACCCAAGCTGCATTCGCACGATAACGAGCGCGGAGAGCGTAAGTCATATCATAAAAGACATCCGCGCTCGTCGGCATTGCCGCCGCCGCACCGCCTGCTGTATACTGCAGCGTCCCGAAGGTGCGTGTGGCGTCAGCGGTCGTTACAGGAGTAGGTCCTGCAAGAAAGCCGGTAGGCTTGTTGGTGCCGTTGCCAGACACGAAGGCAGTTCCTTCGCCCTTTGCTATTGCTTCTGAAGCGCTCAGAATCAACCAATCTTCAACATTAAAGAACAGGTCGTCCATCGACTCCTCGGTCGCCTGGGGATAGGCATAGGCCGTGCCCATAGTCGGAGCGCGCTCGGCAAGGTCCGAAGTGTCTGTCTGACTGCGAGAACTACCTTCTCCGATCCAAGCAAACGCCACGCCGTTAACGTCGAAAAGCTCTTTATAATCCGACGTGCCGACAGTGCGAACAGTGGCAATCTGCCGGATCGGAGAGATGTCAACTCCGATCCTGGCAATCTGCCGCTCAATCTGCTCCGGAAGGGCAAAGCCGCCAGCCGTGGTGGTCGAGGTGATGACCTGGGCTGCGCGAGATTCCCAGCCGTCATTGCCCTGCTTTTTGGCAACGTCCTTCTGGGCTCTGTGAAGTCTCTGCTGCAGCTCACCGTCGCGCGGGTTGCGCATCCAGGCAATAAGGGCCTCGCGGTGCTCCCGAACCTCAGGGCTAACAATCTCGCCGTCCTTATCTACGCCAGCGCCAGGGCGCGAAGCGCGGGTTTCGGCAATCTCAAGGCGCTTCTTGATTTCCGAAAGGTCGTCCAGAACGTTGTCAATCTTTTCGATCTTGGCGCGGGTTTCCGGCGTCACATTTGCAATCTTTTTAAGCTCTGCAATGCTTTCGTCGGTAGCCTTGCGGTGAGCATCAACAGCCTCACCAATCTTGTCCATAGTCTTGGCCACTTCGGCCATGTTTAGATCGCTCATCGCGATGCTCCTTATGAATTGAGGGATTTCAGCAGCCTGTTGGCCGCTACTGTAATGCGCGCCTCAGCCTCACGAGCGTCCCGCTCGTCTAATGCTATGCGCTTCACCAAGGCAACGAATGCCTTGGACGCGTCATCTAAGAACCCTGCGTCCCGCAGTGCTTTCTCAGCCTGACGAATAGTTGTGATCTGGGCCACGTCGGCAGCCTTGACGCCCGTTATGCGTGCGGAAGTGTTTGCCGGAAACGTCACTAGGGAGACTTCCCAAAGCTCTATACCGGAAAGCGTCCTAACCTCTGACTCGCGGTCGTATGCCCATTCTTTTGAGACGAAGCCAATGGAGAGACCCGTAATCGCTCCCATCTTCAGCAGCGAATATGCCTCACGCCCGCGCTGCGTTTCCATTGCAAGCTTTCCCCTAACCATAAGGCCACGCTCGTCTTCAGACATTTGAGTCCAAATGCCGATTGGGTTTTCAGCGTCATGCTGCCACAGCATCGCAGGCATTGTGCCAGCGGCCTTGTGAGCGGCCAGCGAGGCCTTAAATGCCCCGGGCTCGATCAAGTCGTCGTAACTGTCTTTTACGCCAAAAACGGAGCCATAACCCTCAACAGAACCGTCATCGCCGGTCGCCTTAATGTGCAAAGCAAAACTTCGCTGTTCGTGCGGGACAGCTTCGTTTGTTTTCTTGACGTTCATAATATGTTCCTCCGTGCGACCGACCAAAGTCAATCATCAATCCGGCGAACAATAACGCCCGCCGCAGCGGCGGTCACGGCTCGCACCTGAACCCAATTTATAAGAGATCGCCCAACAGGGAGATCGATTACTTCTGTCGCGCCATCTGCATTCCCGCAGGGAAGAATGGTAATGGTCGGATTTGAAGTGCCCACCGGAACCCACACAGTAAGCGCCTTTGGATACACGGTAAAATCGCTAGGCCCCGGAGTCACGATAGACAAACGACGGCCAAACGAGAGAACTCCGGCGGCAACGTTACAATAAGGATCGAGAGATGCTACATAAGGCATGAGCTAATTCCTCAAAAAATGCAAAATTTAGTACGCTTTAGTTTACGGGCTCAGGGTCTGGAGTGGACCCTGATGCCCCCGCGATGTTCGCCGGGCTCCAGAACTCGTTGCCGCCCTCGGCGGCGTCCAGTCCAAAGCTGTCGCGAACCTCGTTTCGAGTCATAATCCGCATCTCAATCATTGACCGAGCCCATTCGGCTCGATCCCTCATAGAACCTTGCGTCAAATAACGAGTGTCAAAATCTGCGTAAAGCGGTCCTTGGCCATCAAGTACAAATTCATCAAGCCGCTGCCGCCAAAGCTCATGCCATGGCGCTAACGTATGAATGAGATGGGCTGAAAACATGGCCTCAGCTGAAGCATATGTTGCCGCCTTGTCAGAGTGGCCGACCATTATGGGCATTACGCCAAAGCACCTGCAGATTTCCTCAACCTGAAACCGCCGTTGTTCCATTGTCTGCATGTCAACGCTCGACATCGCAAGAGGAGCGTATTTCATGCCGTTGTCGAGGACAGCCGTGCCGTTTTTGTTGGAAGTGCTAAACTGCTTCCAGCTTTCACGAATTCTGTCCACGGCTTCCAAGGATAGCGTCTTTTCGGTAGAGAGTAGACCGGCGGGCCTTCCGCCGTTTGCATACAAGGTCGCTTGGTTGCGTTCCGTCGCAATCGCCAGCCCTACAGCTTCACGAGCCTGCGAAAGAACATCCAGAGCCTTAATTAACTCCCATCTTAGGTTAGGAATGTGCAGAACATCGTTCGGGCCGAATGTATCAATCAAACCAAACTTGTCATAACACCGCACTTTAAAATCATAACGACTATTTTCATCGATTTCAAAGGAGCCGGGAGGAACAGGAATCAGCTCCCTAACCCGGTTGCCGGACTTCACCTTGAAGGCCAGCGCTTCGCCGCAAAGGGCAGCGTGCATTGTCATCGTTTTGCGAAATTCAAAAGATGTCTGGAACTCGTTAGGCCTGCGATTTAACAGGCGAAACTCCGGGATATTCCTTGCCATCTGCCGCGCGCCGTCGCGTCCATCACGAAAGACATTTAACTGCGGAGTCGCGCAGCCTTCCGCTATCACCTTGACGCAAGCGAGCACGGTCGAAACGCGCATGGCACTGTTGACCGTTACCGGCTCACCACTCATGACGGAGGTCCCCCAATCCCCGGACAGCCTATCAAGCGCCGTGGTTGAAGCCTTTTTCGACCTAGGACCCCTTCTCATAAACGAGAAAATGCCCATCAGATGAATACCATAGAACCGGCTTCAAGGTAGGAACGACCGGTAACGGCTGGCATGCTGGCCTCCGCAACCGCAACTGCCATTGCGAGCGCAACCATTCCGTCAATTCGACCGTGGCTTTTAGACTTGCTCAACTTGCGATTCCCCGCTGGGTCCGTCTGGACGGTTGCGTTTGCCGCGCACATAGTTAGTACCGGGTGCCCGCCATGCCTTAATTCCGAATTCAGGAGCAGCCCTTCGAGGGTGCGAAGCGCCGGAGACATGCTTACAAAGCCCTGCCCAAACTGCTCAAAAATCGCGTTGTCACCCTCTAGTTCTTCGTCCGTAAACCCGGCACGCTGCAGCCATGGCTTCAAGTGCTTCCAATTCCACCTATCAAAGGAAATCTTTCGGAAAGGATGGTGCTGATGCTCATCAAAAAGCCGCGCTGCCACAAACTCATATTGAATTGACTTGCCAGGCGTCGTTTCAAGAAAGCCCTCGCGCGCCCAAACATCATACGGCGTACGGTCCTGCCGGGACTTCTCGAAAAGGCCTTCCTTTGGAAGCCAAAATGTCGGAATGACATGCCATGTCTTATCGATGCGATAAACTTTAACGAAGGCCGTCAGGTCGCTCGTTTCCGAAAGATCAAGCCCGGCAAACACTTCGCAGTCTAAGGTGTCAGGCTCAACTTTACCCGCGCACTCGTTCCATATAACGCGAGAGATAAACGGCTGATTCATCGCAACGCGGCGATTAAGGATAAGGTTTTCAAATTCAGGCTGACGGCTCGGCATACGCTTGGCATCCGCTGACATTGCCAAGACTTCTTCCCGGTTCATAAACAAACCAAACGCCGGATTGGCGGCTTTGATCGCATCTTCAGAAAATGCGTCCAAGCCTTCTTGAGCCGTATCAAAGCGCAACACCGTACGAGGATCGCTTCCGGTCAGCGCATCATCTATCAGGATAGAAAGAAGATCACCGTCGTTCGGGGCCTGAGTCGAGATAATGATGGACAAAGGACTATCTTGTGCCGCAGTGGCCGTCTCCAGAGCCTCGTACAGCTCCGATTTCGGCCCCCTGACCTGCCCAAGCTCATCATGAACAGTGAGCGCAGGGCTCAAGCCGTAGGCTGTAGAAGCATCGGCAGAAAGAGCTCTATACAGCGTGCCCAAGTCCTTGCAAGCCAGCTGCTTCGCAGTGTCCCTGATCACAGTCACCGCAGAAAGATCAGGCGACAACCTTATCATCTTTGCAGCAAGGCTGAACAAGATAGCAGCCTGATCCCTTGATTGCGCAGCACTATTCAACTGGCTGTTTGGCTTCGCTTCCGGGCCGCATAGGTGCAGCAACAGAATGATCGCTGCCTCGGTAGTCTTGGCGTTCTTTCGGCCCCTCGACAGAATTGCCCGGCGCGTTCCTGCCGGGTTATCATAGATGACCCGGAAATCTTCGCGCATGTAGTCGGCCATGACAAGCGGCTTGCCGACAAAGCGGCCCTCAGGAACCCTGAGATAACGCTCTACCCACGCTATATTGCGTTCTGCGCGGCTGGCATAGGGTGCCCACGGCGAAGAAGCCTTGACCCCGCCCTTTATAGCTCCCACGGCCTTCGACCTGGAGAGGCTTGCTTATTGCCACGATGATTAGTAGTCGACTGCTGAGCAATCCGCATTTTTGTTGCAAGACTCACTAGCGAGAGGCTCTCGCGCTGTTGCATCTTCAGCAGCCGGTCATAGTCCTGAATCTCCAAGCCCTTGTCAGAGGTTGCGCGCTCAATCATCTCGCCTAAACGCCGGGCTTGAACAGCGTGCCGACAATACTGCGTCAAGAGAGGGGCGGTGCCAGCATCAAACCAATCAGCAGGAACAGTCGAAACCACGGCGTGCCAAACCTCGACCTCCTCATCACTTAAATCATGGGGCGGCTTCAGCCTTTCAATAATCTGTATCGCATCGCCCGCACCGGCAATAGTCATTAGCGATGCCGCCGAGGGCCGCCCGCGTTTGTGTTGCAAGAGTCCCTCACAAGGCTATTGTTGCAATTATGCCACACCGTCGAGATTAACCGGCGATAAGGGCTCGAATAACGGTTTATAGTTGTAATTA